TAAGGTTTGTAGCCATGTTGTTTTATGCGAGCATCTTGCCGGCTGCGTCCTCTACTTCCGCGACGCGACGCCCCCAGCCTTTGCCAAAAGTATCCCATGTCGGCAGGCTCTGAAGGAACTGCAAACGGGTTTGCTGGTATTTTTCCACAATGTCGGCCGAAGGCATAGCGGCAACCTTGGCCAGAGTTCCCGCGCCAATGGCCCCGTCGGGCACAGCCCCGACAACCGTCTGCAGCCACTTGGCGGCTCGGCCTGGGCCGGAGTTAATGGCCGCGTCGAATACGATGTAATCGACACCAGCGGGCAACTCGTCGCCCTTAATCTTGTCCCAATACTTCGTTTTGTACATCGGTCCGACGGTCTCAGGTGTCAGCGCTCGCATGGCCTTCTCATCCACTTCATGGCCGACCCACTCCTCCCAGACGCGTTTGGTAACGCCTAGGTTGGTCATGCCGCCAGGATCGCGGGGATGATTAACGAAGCCGCCCTCCGACTTAAGGGCGTGTTCTAATGCGGATTCAAAGTTCTCTTTCACTTCTTACCCCCGAGAAGTTCAGTCTTAGCCTGCGAGCCAGCAGACGATCCGAAGTAATAGGCGATGATGCCGGTCCAGGCGGTGCCAAGCGATCCAAGCATCATTGTCAGCGCCGTGTTATCAGCGACCGACATACGGCCAAACATCATGCCGCCAAGGATGGCGAAAAAACCTAGTGTCACCGACGCCGCCAGCAAAGGCGGAACCCAGGATCGGGTTGCCACCTGCATCTCTCGAGCGCTTTTGCGGTCGTCTACGGCGAGTTCCTCAAAGTTAAGGCCGAGATCCTGCGCCTGCTTTTGCAGCTCAATCTCCGCAAGTTTGACCTGGGCGATCTGGTCAGCCGTGAGTTTGTTGTTGCTAATCAGGTCGCCGACCTTTTCCTCATCGACGCCAATCGCCTTAGAGATGGCCGCCACAGCCATGCCGGCTAGAGGTCCACCCATCGCGGTCGCAATAGTCGGTGCAATCTGTTTAAGCCATTCCATGCTTGTCCCCTTTAAGTCATCGCCTGTCGGATGATAAAAATAATGATTACGCCAATGATGATGACGGCGATGGCGCCGCCGATGATCTGCGCGGCTAGGAGGCGCTGCGCCACTAATTTGCGCCTGGCGATCTTCGCTTCGCGCTCGGCTGCTGCGCGCGCCTGCTTGATCTTCATGCGCTCACGCAGCATCTGCTCCCACAATTCAGGGTAGCCGCCATAAATCAACTGATGTTTGAGCTGCTCCTCGGCCTCGCGCAGAGCGTTGGCCTGCATCACGATTTCCATCGCCCGGCCCGTGTCGCTCTGGCCTTTCTTGGCGTTATCGTTGGCAACTTTTTGGACGGCGTCCTTTGCATCAAAGAACTTGCCGAATTCGCCGACTAATTGGTTGATGTCCTTGCCTAGCTTGATCGCCTTCTGGATTCCAGCGACAGCAGCCTGAGCGGTAGCGAATGCGGTCGCCGCTGCTGTAATCGGGTCCATGTCACATCAAGACCCAAATGCCGAGCTTGATCAGGCCGATCAGCGAAGCAACCAGAAAACCCGCGACAGCAAAGCCTAGGACAAAGTCAAGCATCATCCTCTGCCTTTTGCTTGGCGATTTTTAGATGCTGGTGCTTGTACCAGATATTCACGGCCAAGCCGATGATGGCGATGATGAGGCCGCCAAAAGCCGCAATCTCGTTCGCAGTCAAGCCGAAGTAGACAGCGCTGGCGCTGCCCCCGTACTGCGCGGTGGTGGCTACTTTTGCGACTTCGGCGCTCATGGCTTACCCCTCAGCAGGCAGCGGCGTGTTGCCTTCTTCCAGCCACTTCAGGTATTGCTGGTAGTCGGTGTTGGCGGGGTCGAAGGGGATGCAGGCGCCGTCAGAAGTCCTTTTAACAGCTTGCCAACCTTGGTACTCAGTTAATTGATACATCTTTACAACTCCGCTGAAGCAGTGAATCCATATTGATAGGCAACCCCATCAAGACCGCCACCGGGAACAAAAGATCGGAAACCAATAAAGGAGGCAGACCCTGCCGCGATGTCTCCGTTACTTCCTCTGCGAATGTTGCCCGATGCGGGGTTTGCCAGAGGGGCAAAAAGCGTTACGGTTGGATTTGCCCGCATTGGAGTGGGGAACCAAACAGCAGCAGCGCCCCCTCCAGTTGATGCGTTAAGGAAGTACCCGCCGGTTTGTGCAACGGTTAAACTATTTGGACTTGCCGGATAAGCGTCATTTTGAAACGACGTTGTGTAATACCGCTGACACATCATCAACTCGCGCCCGTAGTCGCGGCGCTCAAACGGCGAGGCGACAGAGCCAGCTTCAAGCTGGACGCCGGTGATGTAGAAAGTGGCCCCTGCGGTGCCCACCACTGAAGTCGCCCCGGTGGCGGACGCATAGTTTGCTGCGGCCCAAGCCCCTGCGGTGCCTGTTCGGTCTGAGCCAACACCAAGACCAAAGTTCAAGCGAATGCCCTTACCGTTGGTCGTCAACCAAGTGCCGGTGGTATCACCAGCAATCGTGACGGTCTCAAACTCCCATGTATTTGCCGCGTTGATGGTGAAGGTGAAAGGATATGAGCGGTTGTTGGCGCTGTTCTGAAGCGCCCCGCCAAAGGTGCCGGTCAGCGAAGAGCGAACCCAAAACGACAAGGTGACTGACTGAGCGCCAGCAGCGCCCCAGCCAAGGTCGGCAATGTTGAAGCCTTCAATGAACTGCTGAATCCAGAAGAAGTCAGAAGCACCTATGGTGACCGCCGATGCAACAGTAGCCCCGAGGTAGTTGGTGAACCCTGCCGGAGGAGTAACCGAAGCCGCGTTTTGCTGCACCGTGAACTTGCTAGCTTGGCTTGCGGCATAGCCCCAGCGATCCAACGTGTAGGTGTCCGTGGCAGGAGTAGAACTCGCCCCAGCGTTCCTCTGGTCAATGACCATGTTGCCGTTGATGATGCGGTTGCGAAAGCCCATCGACCCCGTGGGCGAGGCCACGCCGTACAGGACGGCATTGCTGCCGCCGCTGGCGTCGTAATAAGAGCCTGAGCGAGTTCCACCGGAAAGCGTTGCCACACCAGACGCGGCCAACGTAGTAAATGCGCCGGTATCTGGAGTCGTTGCGCCAATGGCCGTAGCGTCAATCGTGCTAGAGGCGCCGGTCACTGTAAGAGTTCCAGCGACAGAAAGAGTCTTCCCAGATCCAACATTTAACCCGACAGACGTTCCAGTCCCGTCACCCTTGAAAACAGCGTCCAAGGTATCAAGATCGGTATTAATCTTCGTGCCCCAGGTATCCGTGGAGGCACCGACCTCGGGCTTGGTCAGCAGCAGGTTGGTTGTCGTTGTATCGGCCATTTATCACCTCATGCAGCAATCTGCCACGTTTCAGAGTTTTCGGAAATAGGGGTCCAAGTTTCTGCGGTGTCGTCTTGTGCGACCCAACTTGTAGAAGCGCCAGAAACCGCAGTCCAGACCTCGTCCGTGTCCGGGATGCTCGTCCATGTTTCTGCCGTGTCAGATTCTGGCACCCATTTTAGAACACCATTGATGTTCATGCCAGAACTAGATGCGATCAATATGGGGGCGATCTGGACCCTTACCCCATTGATGGCAAACGACGATTCGGCGTTAATCGTCACCGCCTGGTTGACGATGACGCTGGTGCTCACCGTCATCTCGGCCCAGGCGTCGATTTCAATAAAGATAATCGGCACCCGAATGGCCGATACCGACATCGCGCTTTCGTCGTTTGCGGCAAACGAGGCAATTGCGTAACGGACGGCCGAGGCGCTCATCGCCGACGAGCTGGCCGCAGTGAAAGCGCCAATGGCGTACCGCACTGCGGAAATGCTGCAGCTAGACGCGGACGCGACACTAGCCGTTGCTATCGCAACGCGCTGTGCGCTAACAGACGTAGAAGAGGATGCGGAGACCGAAAACGATGCGGTCTTTACGACATTGGCAGCTGCCGCCATTGTCGAAGACGAGGCAACAGTGAAGGCGCCGAACGTATAGCGGACGGCGCTAAATGCCGCGGTAGACGCGGCAGTGAAAGTTACGGCCCCGAGCGTTACCCCGTAGGAGTAATTCCCGCCTCCGTATGGCCCGGAGCCGTAGGCAGCCATAATCCGTTAGGTCAAGGTGACGTCCAGATCGCCGGCCGGAATCCGCAGCACGTCGCCATCGTTAATCGTGCGCGAGGTGCTAAGAGCCGCCCAGGCCAGCAGGTTGCCACTGGTGGAAGCATCAAAAATGCCGGCCCAGCCAATGGAACCCCAGTTACCACCAGAGGCAGCCGGGAACTCAATCGCGGCCGAGTTCGTGGCATTGGTGGGCGACGTGCCCGACACGGTAATCGTGCCGGTTGCGGTGCGCGCATAACCGTTGCCAGATACCTCAGTGCCGCCGCCCGTGTCGGACGGGGCAGCCGTGAAGAGGCCGATATACCACGCCGTCGGGCGGGTGGCGCTGTTGGTGGTGAGAAGCCAGTTAAGAACCAGGTTCTCGGTGTAGTCGGTAAACGATGACATTTAAAACACTCCTTATCCGAAAGTCCTGGCTCGCATCATCACGGCACCGCCAGAGGTAGCGCCGCGGTCGTCGGCGATCTGCAGCTCCTCGAGGCCCCGAGTGTAAATCGCAGCCCATACCGGGATTCTTGCATCATCCTTCAAATACGGTGCGGCTTGCATCAGCGAGCCGTAAAGATATACATCAGGCGCCTGCGAAAGCAGCCAGTTCGATGCAACAGTGCTCGACAGCTTAGTCAGTTTCGCGTAATAAATCAGCTCTGCGGTGTAGGTGTTGTCCGGCACCGGCAGCACGCGGATCTGGCCGCCCACAATGCCGAAATACTGGGGTTTACCCGCAGATATATACGTTGTAGATTTAAGGGTATCCAGAGCGTCGATAGACTCAAACGTGAGCGCCGTTACCGGGTTCGTGTTCAGTTTGATCGACTTGGTCTCTAGAAAGTCAGCCGGCACAGCGCTGTACTCGGTATCAATCGACGCGGTAGCGCGCACGATCATCTGACGGGTGCGCAGCGTGCGCTCAATCTGAGCCTCAGCCAGAGCGATAAAGTCCGGGACAACGCTGGTCAGGTCGGTGCGGTTTAGCCAGTCGGCAACCGACGCCTTCAGCTCGGTGTATGTCGTCAGTGCCATTAGGTTTCCTTCGCTTTTTCCAGATCCTTGATCGCCCAGGTGTGATCGTGCTTGAACTCGAACATTCCGATATGTCCAATTTCCTTCGACACATCGTGGTCAATCCAGATTTTAAAGCCAGCTTCGCGCGCCTTCTTACAAAAAAACACATCCTCGCCGATGTAGCCACGCTTGTCGCTACGCCAGGGCGTCTCGTACCACGGTTCACTTAACGCCTTGAACACGCTGGATTTGATGAGCATTACGCCCATGCCGACAGAGCCCACTTCCTGCAGGCCGGTGCTATCGGGCATCGTCCAGACCAGCTCGCGGTCTCCGTTTTCCTTGTACACCTGAGCCGTCGGCCCGGTAGGCATCCGGCGCCTGGCGCAGTTAGTCGCCACAATATCCACGTCATGCGCCAGCAGGCGCGCAATCATGTCCTGCGGGAACCGCATATCCGAGTCAATAAACAGCAAGTGCGAGCAGCCTTCGCGCATCGCATCAAGCGACAACTCGGCGCGCTGGTTTGCGATCAGCGTGCCTTCTGAGATCTTCAGCGAGATCGCGTCGTTCGTGTTTAACGTGTGATAGCAAACGAGGTTAACAAGATCGTAGGTAAACATGGTGTGAACCATGTCACGCGCAGGAGTGCAGACGGCGATGTAGTTCGTCTTCATACCTGCCCCGGACGCACGCGGAAGTGACGATTTTCTGGATCGTTTAGCCAGCGCTTCATGTACGCCTCGTCCTCAAGCTTGCCTTCAGCCTTGAGCTGGTAATAGAGACTCAGCGGAATCGACGCCACGCGAGACCATTCGCCCCAGCGTGCGCGCTCATCCACCTGATTAAATTCTTGCTTGTTCTCTTCAATGATCGCAGTCACATCTTGCTGCGTCTGAATGATGGCCTCGTCTTTTTCTTCGTCGTAGTGCCACGTCCTGGTAATGCCCAGGTCTTTATTCACGTCAAACAGTTTTGAATTTGTCATTTTTTGGCTAGAAGTTAAAAAAGGGGACCAGGTTTCCCTGATCCCCCCGTCTCCGATTAGGAGGTCACCAGGTCAGCGGCC